GCTTGATGGTCAGAGGGAAGATCTTGCTGCCGCTACCACCGCGGCATTCAAAAAGGCACAGGCCTGAATCTGGTAACAGTTTTGGTAACACTCTTTTTTGTAAATGTAGCAAAATACATGGGCTACAAACCAACCGCACTACCTTTTTAGCAAGTGTTTAGGCGCGTTGCAGATACGTTTTTGACGTCGCTCAATCATTTTTTGTTGTTCGACCCCCACTACCCGCATAAGAGAAAAAACGCGATGAGTTCTCAGAATTCATCGCGCTTTCTTATATAATAAATAGTGTTGTTCGAGGTCCCCTCCCTCGCACAAAAAGAAACCGGTACAAAATGAGTACACCCCTGATAGACATTCCTACGGGTTGGGACCCACAGGCTAAGCAAAGCCGCACTGTGGCTTTGCTTGCGGCATAAATGCCGCCGCCTTGTTCGAGATCCCCTCCCTCGCACAAAAAGAAAAACCAGCACACAATGTGTACTGGTTTTTGGTGCGAGGGAGGGGACTCGAACCCCCAAGGATAAACCACACGCACCTCAAACGTGCGCGT